TTGACCGTGTTCAGCAACATTGCGACACGCAATATAACGACCAGAAACAATAACCCCGCAAGATTCTGCGGGGTAACATTGTTCAGCATGGGATAGAATCGCTGCTTTGAGTTTTTTATTTAATTTCATCTTTACACCATTGAAGATGCAGGGAATCCACCAAAATGAAGCTCATTCTTACGACAACGGCAACCTGATGTTCGATAGTTACATCGATCTAAAGTTGGATTGTCTGTCGGCTCATCTTTCTCAGTAAACATTTCAGCACCAATGTAGCCACATTCTTCACTTCGATATTCCCAGTTGCAGTAATTTGAGATTTGTCGTGTAGGAATCTTTAGCCCTTCAAAATCCACTGGATTAGAAAGCTCAAAAGTCACTTGCTGAGCATTTTCAGAAGTCTTTTGTTCAATGTACCAAATCTGCTCACGTTTCTCGCTTGAATTCGCGCTGGTGTTGCCTGTACTAAAATTTTCAGCATCAAGATATTTAGCCAACGTGGTAATGACTTTGATCTTTGCACCAGCAAAATCACCAAACTGTAAACAATATGCAGTGACTGCACCCTGTATGCCGTTGATGTTATTTGCCATGCTGAGTGTGGGTGCTGAAGCCTTACCATCACTTCGCATTTCTAAACCACTGACTTGTAATGCCATGGGTTCAAAAGTCTGTCCATCAAAGATGATATTACGCTGCCATTGCTTTTCGTCACCCACATCAAAGACTTTACCGATTGACCCAGTATCAGCACCCATCAATCCATCCGAACCTATGGACGAATAAATCTTTTCCCAATCTTCAAATGAAATATGCCCATGGAAACGTAAAATACCAGCACCTAAAGTACTGGCATCTAATTCAAATAAGGTAATTAACCCATCAACATAGAGCTTTTGAAAATCACTGTTCAGTGTCATGACCCACACCTTTCAATTGATCAATTTCAGCTTTTAGAACACGAATAGCGCCAACTAAATCAGCGATGATCGCACGATCATCAATTCCCCATAACTCATGCTCTGTAACCGGGCGAATGGCATATCGCGGATCTACTGAATAGGCTTGCTGAGCCATGAATCCGCGTTTAGGTTCTGCTGCAATCGCATCTGATTGTGAGGCTTCAAGTTTGTATTTGTAGTCCCAAAGTTCTAATTTATTCAAACGCTCAAAACATTCACTCTCATCGACCAAGTTTTCTTTATTTTTTATGTTTTCATCAGAAGTTGTTAAGGCAATTGTGCCTGATGCAGTCGGGAAATAGACAATAACTTGGTTAGCATTTTCATCCTGACTACTTCTTCTTGCTAGATAAATTGAAGATGTCGCACCCGCATCCGCACATTCTAAAATATTCCAACGCCCCACAATACCAGCTTGTATACTTTGCACTTCGTATCTGATTGCAGGGTAATTACCACTAATCACTTGAGGGGCCCATGTATTTACGGCATTCATCAAAGGTACTTTCGCACCAGATGTACCCACTAGTTTACTTGCAGCATGTTCTGGATTGGTGAAGTTTTCATTTACTTTGGTACCAGTTGAGCGAAACGTGTCACCGCCGGCACCGTCCGGTGCTGTACCCAAATTAATAGTTTGAATAGCCATATTTTTCTCACTAAAAAGCCCCAACGAGTGGGGCGTGAAGTTAATTGGATTTAAGGGTAAAAGACTTGGGTGAATGTGGTTGAGATTTGCCAAACATCCCCACCAATATTCGTTAATTTGTAATTCACATCAGATTTAACCCGAACCTCTCCATCTAAAGGGGCATTCCAAAGAAATGAGTCAGCCCCTTTGTGTTTGTCTAAGAAATCTTTAATTTGTTTAATCTCAGATGAATACGCAGTTCGACTATAAGCCCATTGCCCTTTTCGATTATTAATTCCGACAGAGATATGTTGCTCATATCCATCACCAAATTTAGATGAAAGTATGTTGAAGTCTTGAGTCGCTGAATTTCCCTCAACACTATTTTCCCATATAAATTTTTCATTGCTCATTAAACGATACTCGTAAAAAACCGCCTTTCGGCGGCTTATATAGTGAAAATAGTTAACTCTTATCTTTACGAAACTTTTCTCTCGCTTCGTCTAAAAGTCTTTCTTTAATGCTCTCATATGTCTCTAATTTAGAAATTACATCCTCATGAAATTGGTAAGAATCTGCTACAGTTTCCCCATTTTTAGCCATATAAGAAATTTGGTCGTCATTAAATAAGATCGAATAATAAAGTTCATCATTTTCATCATAAATTTTACATTTTTTGCAAACTTGATTTTCATCATATTCGTAAATTGCAAAACTTACCTTCTCAAAAACGCCATTCTTCAATTTATAATCAGTGTATCCAGACCTCTTATCAACCCTTTCATTTTCAATATTTTGATATAGATTGCGATATGCGATAGCCTTATGATCATTACTGAAAAAAAGAACATTACGACTGATTTTCATCTTTTCACAATATTCATTCATTTCTTCAAAAACCAATTCATTTTTTGGGTTATAAAAAGATTCACGAATTATGAACCCTTTAGTATTGCGAAATGACACTATTTTGATTGGATCATCATTTGTAGCTTCAAAAATCGTAACTTCAATCATAATATTCACATTGCATAATCAGGTTTTGATGGAGCAGGTTTATCTTTCCAATCTCTAGCCTTGATAGTCTCAGGACAACCATCTAGAAATGCTGAAACAATGAGGTTTTTCAATACACCTTGTTCAAATTTATATCTCTGAACATGACCTTCCCACGAACCATAACCACTTGGATGTGGAGTCGATATTTTGAAGTAATCTCTGTAAAGGAATAATTTATCAACCTTCAACTCATTGTATCGCAGTTCAATTATCGAAGCTTGTCCATTCATATAAGCATTGTGTCTACTACATTTTGGATCAGCATTTCTTTCAAACTCATCCTCAATTTCTTTTGCTTTTGTAGCATCATTCTCTGCTTCACTAACTATTGCCTGAGCCGCCGCTAAAGTTACAGCTTGAGCATCTGTATTTCCCGATTGTGCGTTATCAATGATTTTTTGGGAGACTACTGGTAAAGGTAAATACTTATCAGCATCTTCCTCTTGAGGAAGCGGAATAAAAACCGCAATATTTAACTCCTCACCGCTTGAAGTGGATATAGCAACACACTTATATGTGCTTGGTGTATCTCTAACAGCTTTTAATGTTGAAATATAAATTCTTGAGGGATTTGCAATTACCCAACTATGGTTAAGACAAGCCTGTCTTAATGAGGGAATCTCTTTTCCCGGGTTTGGTAATGAATGAAGTGTATAGCCATCATTATAAATAATTCTATTATTCGCTGGATCCATCACCCAATTAATTAAAAGCTATTAAACTATTACTACACAATTGTTTCGCTTTGGATTCAGCGGAAATATTCTCTGTTTTAAGCATTGGATATGAATCAATATCTTTATAGTATTGAATACCTTTTTCAACACAGGTATCAAATTCTTTCTGCTTGTTAGAGCAACCATTCAATAACACACATAAACCCACCAATGAAGCCAAAATCAATTTATTCACTTAAACAACCATTGTTATAAAATGTAACCAATGTAACAAACAGTATATGAAAAGTGAATGATTATTAGACTAAATAAGCAAAAGCGCCTTACGGCGGTTTGGTTTAATTTAGACAATTTTTGAAATTAGTTGCAAGATTGTCAATCGTTTCAATTGCAGCAGGCGCTCTAGCGCCAGACCATGTTCCAATTGATCTAAATCCGTTATTGGTGGATCCACCCGTATTTTGTTGAGCAGCTTGTATATTTTGGAATACAAGCTGAACGTTATTATTTATTAGCGAAATTTTTGCATCATACTTAATATAGTCAACAATTAATCCACCTTGTTGTGGTTTAGTTTTCATATTGCCTGTAACAATTATTGTATTGCTTTGCTCATCAATAAGCTTGAAAACATTACCAGCACTTATTTGTTGACTATTGCTCTTTTCATAATACTGTCCAGAATAAGCTCCAACAAAACTTCCTGCCGCATCTTTAAGCGAGACACTGTCGTTAGTAAAAACTGATGCCGCACAGACCTTAATATTGCTAAAACTTATGGATTTTGAAGTTGAAAATGAATGATCGATTTTATCTATATATGTTGACTCCCCTGTACCAGTTGGAACTGTAGAAACATTCTTTGGCAATGCTATAGGTGCTGAAGAACACCCAACCAAACTGCTAATGACTATAAGTGGTAAATATTTTTTCATTTCAAGCTCTTAATTTATTTTTGATAAAAATAGCATCTGAGGCAGAAAAAAGCTACCGAAGTAGCTTATCTTCTTCTTCTAAACTCTCTGTCAATAACCCCACCCTGATTACACTCCTTTTTGATCACTCTCTCTACTTCAGTACCAATAAACTGAGCAAATTGTTTAAGGTTTTGACTAGCATCACCTTTAACATCCACACCGCTTGAACCATTTGACTGAATATTCACATTAATAGTAATCACTGGAGCAAAGTCTTTATTAGTATTTGGCTTATTTATTGAGTCAATTACACGGGACTCATTGAAACTAGGTAAAACTGGAAAACTTGAGTTAAGTTCTTGCTTACCATTACCTGTTACATACCCACCTCCTGAAAAGCCAGTTAAACCACCCGTGCGCATAGCTTCTACATTCCCAACTCCACCCCAGCGCTTGATATCTTCTTGAGAGAAAACCACCTCGCCTTTGTGTACAACACCAGCAGGATCAAATTTTCCTCCAGGACCTGTATATCCACCAGTATAAAATCCTGGAGTAACCGCTTGGATTGCAGCTTGAAGCACGCCAGCCTTTGTTGTAGCGAGCGCAACATCTATAAGATTAGCAGGGAACGGTTTCCCAGCCCATGCTGCTGAAATAGCCGTATAACCATTCATAATTGCACTAGCAAGGTTTGCGGCTTTTTGCGTCGCTATTAATGTTTTATATGCACTAGAAGATTCACCTGCATACCCCCTAACCAACTCACCCATTTGACCAAACATTGCCCCATAAATAGATAGATTTTCTGCCTGTGAACTTCTAGCTAAATCCCTCTGCTTAACCGCATACTCATCATCCAATGCTTTTTTCGCCTCCAAGAATTGCTTATGGGCATCTAAAAGCTGCTGATTTCTAGCATTCTCATCATCAACCAATGTAAAGATATCACCACGCTGAGAACTATATTTAAGCTGTAATTCTCTGTATTTGTTAATTGTTTCACTATCGAGTTGATCTTGCTGAAAACCTAAAGGATTCTGCTTTTGACGAACATATGACTGTGCATCAAGTTGAATTTGACCAATTCCCAAGCTATTCGCTTGCAAACGCTTTTGGGTTTCGTAAAGCATTTGTTCATCAAGTGTTTTTTTGGCTAATTCTTTAACATCATCATTCAGCTTACCTTCAGCATCTAAACGCAATTTATTGGTTTGGTAGGTATAAACAAGCTTCTGATTTTCAGTCCACTTATAACTATTTAGATCTTCATCAATTTGCAATTGAGCCAATTTATCTTGGGCATCATAGCGTTCTTTGATTTTAGGCAAGAGTTGAGTTTGACCAAGAATCGTCGCTTGATTGATTTCTTCATCTCTAGCCTTAGATCGCTGAATTGCTTCAGTATCATACTTAGCTTGAAGTTGCTTAATTTCCTCTTCTGTCTTGGCTCGAGCTTTAAAAGCTTCGTCTTCAAACTTAGATAAATCTTTAATCGAACTCATTACATTTTCAGGATTTGCACCTAAAATTTTACTAATTTGATTAAAATAATTATCTTGCTTTGAAAGATGTTGTGCAGCTTTATCCTTTCCTAGTTTTTTGCCGTTGTAGTCCCATCCAATAAAGTTTTGACCGACAATTTTTTCTAGCTCTCTATAACTAAGAGTGTCGTCGTTTAAGGCATTTTTGGTTTTCCCATAACTTTTTCCAGTTGCAATTTCTTGCATCAGGAATTTAGCCATGGCATCTAAAGCATCTTGAGATTGTTGAATCTTCCCATTTTTATCAAGAACACCTTGCCCTTGTAAAAACTGCATGAGTTGGGTTGAGCGCCCCTTTTGCCAAGAGATAAAGCCAGTATTGGTATAGCCGTTATTTGCATCCTTATGACTTCCAAACATATCACTGTTACGAAAATCATTTTCACGACCAACTTGCGCAGTCATTACCCGAGCTTGTTTATCTCCTAAACCAGCATTACGAAAGGATTGATAAACTCGAAGCATATTGCGAGTCTGTTCATTATTCCCTGCAAGTAATACAGCTTGTTTCCCTTGAAGTTTTTGCTGTTTATCCAACTCTTTGGTGTTCTCTTTCTCCCTCTTATTGCGCTCACTAACTAGATCACTTTTCTCCTTCTCTAGTGCAACACTTTTAAGAATTCTTTGCTCCATTTCTTTAGTGACAATTGAGTCTGTTGCCAATGCTTCAGACCAAGCTTTACTTAATGCTTCTGCCTGTTCTTTTGAATACCCCTTATTAAGATACCCAACCATTAAACCGTTTGAATAATCCTGCTCATTTAAGGATTTAATGTAGGCATCCAGTTTTGTCGCGGCTTTTGCTGCAGCAGAAGCATTTTTATCTAACGCTTCAGTATTAGCATCAATACCATTTTTTGCTGTTTGAGCTTTACGACCTGCCAGCTCAACCTCAAATCCAAATAAGTTGAGTTTATTCTTAGTGTTCGTAGCTTCTGTAGCATTCTTGACAAATTCTGTAGTATTAGCTTTTACAGAATTATAAATTTCCTTGCTGATTCGTAACTGATTAAATTTAGCAACAGCATCTGTCATGCTAATTGTGCCGTTTCGAGCATCTTGAACAACCTTAACAACATCTTTGTTGCCTTTATAAAGTTGCTCAATTGCATTTAACTGCATATTGAGCTTGCTACTTGATTCTGTGAGTGCCTCGTTTTGGAGTTTGAAAGCTGCTGTCATTTTATTGATAGCATCATCTTTCTCTAATCCTTGTAATGCCAATAATTCATCTTTAGCTCTTTTGGCAACAGCAGCCTGTTCTTCTAATTTCTTATTGGCTTCGTCTGCTCTTTTTTGCAGATAGGTATAACCAGCAGCCAAACCCATCGCAGCTAGAGTTAAAGCTCCGATCGGTCCACCAATTGCAGCTAA